GAGAGCAGCAGGAAGCGGAGAAGAACATCGTCGCGGCTCTCGGTATCCCGCTGGAGTTCCTCTACGGTGGTCTGACAAAGAGCGGCATGGAAGCCACCTTGCGTCTCATTGAGAATCAGCTCCAGTCACACATCAATGACCTCAAGGACATGCTCCAGTGGATCGATGATAGCTGTGCGAAGTTCCTTGGCTGGGAACGTATCCGGATCGATCTGGCGGACTTCACGCTGTCGGAAGACAACACGAAGAAGCAGATCCTTCTCCAGCTCTTCATGGCAGGAGAGCAGCAAGGTGCGCCCATCATCTCCAAGACGACCATCGCGGAAATCAACGATATCGACCTTCGTCAAGAGACCATGCGCATCAAACAGGAAACTCTCGACGCCGTCCGCAATCAGGATGTGCTGCAAAAAGAAATCACGAAGATCCAGAACAATGTAGCGACGCAGGTTCAGCAAGAATCTCAGGTAGGTCCACAGCAGTACAACCAGCAGCAGGTTATCGCCCAGGCCGACCAGATCGTACAGCAGATCATGCAGATGGACCCGAGCATGCGGAAGAGCCAACTCCACGCACTCGAAACGGAGGATTACGTTCTCTATTCCGTTGTCATTCAGCGTCTCGAACAGGCGCAGACCAGCAACAAGGCCATGGCCACTTCGGGGATGTAGGAGTAACGAATGCCTGGTGAAGAAAAATCATTGGTGGACATCCTGTATGCCGCAAAAGGCGGAGACAACAGCCCTGAGATGATGATGTTCGATCTGCCGAACCTCTTCGACGTACAACAGCGTCCGGGGGCTCCGCCACGTCCGCGTGCCCAAACCGGGAAGATGACGGTCGACCTGAACTGTGTCAGCTTTTCGAAGGTGCTGGTGTTGTGGCGGCCGTGGGAGAACTGTCCCCGGTGTCAGCTCGCCATGACGGAAGGCCGAGTGGAGTTTCCGGAAGACGGGGACTACACGTGCCCGCACACACAGGAAAAAGAGTACAAGGCCATCAAGGACCTGTGTCTCCGCGGAGAAGCTGTTCTACAGAAAGAAGAGTTCTTTAATGTTCGGTCCAACGATACGCGCTGCGTGCACATCCTCTGGTGGACTCTCGATGAAGCGAGCATGGCGAAGATAAACGCGAAGAAGGACGGTAATGCGGTTTATCCGCCCAATCCGGAAGCGGCGTTCGCGAAAGGAAAAGACAAGGACAAAAAAACACAGGGGCGTCAATAAAGACGACCCCGCGCAGTAGTTCGTTAGTTTCCGTGTTTCGTAAGGTTCACAGGGTCCAGAGAAGAATCTCGATGAATGTGATCACCATGATGAACCTCCTTCCTATGTTCTTGTACCTCTGAATCAGCAAAGGTTATACTGAGCCATGGCTGAATTGACCTCCATTCTCATGAGCCCCCAAGACCGAAGAGACCGGATTCGCAGGCGGGTACTCGAAGGTCTTCAAGAATCGTTCCCGATCAAGTCCCGCAACAAGACGGTCGAGCTGTCCGACCTTCATTACGAGCAGCGGGACTTCAGTCCTTCAGAACAGAAGGAGGCCATCCTCAAAGGAGACACGCTTTCCGAGGTGGTAAGGGGGACGGTCATCCTGAAGGACGCGGACGGCAAGGTCATCGACAAGACCAAGAACTTCACGCTTGCCAGAGTACCTTGGTTCACGACTCGACACACTCTGGTCGTCGGGGGAAATGAATACTCAGTCTCGAACATGGTCCGGCCTAAGCCGGGAGTGTACGCACGCAAGCGCTCGAACGGAATTCTGGAGGCGCAGTTCAACGTCGTCGGCGGCAGCAACTTCAACGTGAGCATGGACCCTGAGAAGGGTATCCCGCACCTGGAGTACGGCTCGACGAAGATCCCGGTGTACCCGATTCTCCGCAAGGCTGGCATTTCCCACGACCAAATTTCCGCGTTGTGGGGAAAGAAGATGGCGGACCATAACCACACATCTACTTTCAAGAAGTCAGACCAAACCGTTGAGAAGCTCTACGGGAAGATGGTGCCGGAGTACGCAAGAAAGAAGGACGCGTCTTCGGACGAGATGATGAAGGAGATTGTGACGCGGTACGGGTTGGCCAAGATGGATCCTGAAGTCACGTCCCGCACACTCGGAAAAGCATACGGGACTGTGACCCCGCATAGCATTCTTGACGCCTCGGGAAAGATTCTCCGCATCTTCCGGCAGGACGCCGAAGTGGATGACCGGGACAACCTCGACTTCAAGAGCTTCCACTCTGTCGAGGACTTCTTCAAGGAGCGCATCAAGCTCGATGCGCGTGATATCGCAAGGAAGGCTGCGATCAAGGCTGAGGCTACCCCGGAGATCAAGAAGATCATTCCCGCGGGTCCGTTTACGCGGGGACTCATCCAGTTCATCAACTCCTCGCAGCTTGTCTCGGTTCCGACACAGACGAACCCGCTGGAGCTTGTCGATTCGGCTATGCGTGTCACGTCTCTCGGGGAAGGCGGCATCTCTACGGAGAGGGCTATCCCGATGGAGGCTCGACAAACGCACGTTACGCAGATCGGGGCTCTCGACCCGATCCGAACTCCGGAATCGTTCAGGGCCGGTATCGATATCCGGGCGTCCATGCGGGCTATGACCGACGAGCGCGGAAACCTGCACGTCCCGGTTTACGACGTAAAGAGCAAGAAGAATACCTACATCCGGGCCGGAGAACTCCAGTCGTCGGTAGTGGCGTTTCCCCACCAGGAGCTGAAGGGTACCGTAGACGCGTTGGTTGGTGGTGTGGTTCGACAGATCCCGGCCTCGCAGGTCCGCTACCAGATACCGCACTCGTCCGTGCTTTATAGTCCGACAACGAACCTGCTCCCGTTCCTGGAGTCGTCACAAGGCAACCGCGCCATCATGGGGGCGAAGCACCAGACGCAGGCGCTTTCTCTCATCGAGCGCGAGGAGCCTTACGTACAGGTTCGTTCGCAGACGGGTAAATCGTTCGAGAAGTTGATGGGTAACGTCATCAACCCTGTGGCGCCGGTGGCTGGAACCGTGGCGAAGATCGATAAGGATTTTATCTATATTCGTCCGGACAAGATCAAGCTTGGGGCAACAGGAGATGCCGCGCTCGTCAAGATCCCGTACGAGACGAATTTTCCCCTGGCGGCGAAGACGTTCCTCCACCACGACATCAAAGTGAAGGCGGGGGACAAGGTTTCCGCAGGACAACACCTCGGGGATTCCAACTTCACGAGGAACGGCACGCTGGCGCTCGGGAAGAACCTGAGCGTAGCGTACATGCCGTACTACGGCTACAACACGAATGACGCCGTCATCATCAGTGAGGCCGCGGCGAAGAAGCTCACCTCCGAGCGCATGTACAAGATCATCATCCCCCGGGATCCTGACCTCTCGTTCAACAAGGACAAGCACCAGGTCTATTACGGCAACAACTACTTTAAGGAGCAGTACAAGAACGTAGACGGGGAAGGCATCATCAAGCCTGGGATGACAATACATCCCGGGGACCCCATGATCTTCAGCCTGAGGAAGACGCAACTCACGTCCGATGACGTCATGCTCGGACGGCTGCACAAGTCCCTGGCACGTCCGTACCGGGACAGTACACATACGTGGGAGCATGACCATCCTGGTGAAGTCATCGACGTAGTGAAGACTGCGAAAAGAATCTCGGTCACGGTTCGTACGAAAGAACCAATGATGATCGGCGACAAGCTGAGCGGTCGATACGGGAACAAGGGTGTTGTTTCCCTCATCCTGCCGGATGACCACATGGTCACGGATGAGGCGGGAAAGCCTATCGACGTTATCATGACCTCCGCAGGTGTGGTTTCACGTATCAACCCGAGTCAGGTTATCGAGACCGCCGTAGGGAAGGTTGCGGAGAAAACAGGAAAGCCGATTCTCGTCGACAACTTTACCGGCAAGAACAACGTTCAGTGGGTCAAGAAGCTGCTCAAGGATAACGGACTCAAAGACAAAGAGACCGTAACCGACCCGACTACAGGGAAGAAGATACCCGGAGTATTCGTCGGTCGTCAGTACGTCTTCAAGCTCTTCAAGTCCACGGATACCAACTACAGTGCTCGTGGCGTGGACACTTACGACGTAAACCAGCAGCCCACCAAAGGCGGGGCACAAAGCGCGAAGGCTATCGGCAAGATGGAGTTTGACGCGCTGTTGGGCCATAACGCACGCAACGTTCTTTTGGAATCGGCAACCATCAAGAGCCAGAAGAATGACGAGTTCTGGCGAGCTCTACAGTTGGGGTATCCCACCCCGCCGGCAAAGGCGGCGTTTGCCAGCGACAAGTTTCTCAACATGCTTGTCGGTGCCGGGGTTCATGTTCACCGAGACAGCTCTCGCATTTCACTGTCTCCGCTCACTGACGGAGACGTTTTGCAGATGTCCGCCGGGGAGATCAAGGAGCCGACCCTTGTTCGTGCCAAGGATCTGCGGCCGGAAACAGGAGGACTCTTCGATCCCGTCACTACCGGAGGCTTGTCCGGACAGAAGTGGTCGCACATCACACTGGCCGAGCCGATTGTGCATCCCGTCTTCCGGGACCCTGTAAGGCGGCTTCTCGGGATGAACGGTCCCCAACTGGATAAGGCCATCGCCGACAAGGGCGGTGCTTGGATACAGGGGGAACTGAAGAAGATCGATCTCGACAAGAAAGAGAAAGAACTTCTTGAGACTATGAGGGGCAAGAAAGCCGACCAGCTCGACAACCAGCTCAAGCAGGTAAAGTACATACGTGCTCTCAAGGCCCAGAAGCTCACCCCGGACAAGGCATACGTGATATCGCATGTTCCGGTAATCCCCCCGGCTTATCGTCCGGTTCTTCCGGGACGTGGCGGGTCTGAGCTGATGTACGCCGATGTCAATCCCCTGTACCGGGATCTGGTTTACGTGAACAACCAGTTCAAGGAAATCAAGGAGTCAGGTGCCGTGCCTGACGAAGAGAAAAACCTCCGTCCGGTTCTTCATGATGCGGTGGGCGCGGTATTCGGTACCGGTGATCCCATTACAACCAAATCACAGGCGAGAGGGCACAAGGGGTTTCTGACGTACATTGCGGGGGTGTCCAGCCCGAAGTACGGATACTTCCAGTCCAAGCTCATGAAACGTACGCAAGACGTGGCGGGCCGCGGGACGATCGTCCCAGACCTGACCCTCGGGATGGACGAGGTCGGTATCCCGGATGACATGCTTTGGACTATGTGGGAGAAGTTCGTCATCAAGAGGCTTGTCGGTCAGGGTTACAGTGCGATAGACGCCCAGAAAATGGTCAAGGACAAGCACCCGGCCGCGAAGGAAGCGCTCATGCGCGAGACGCGGGAGCGCCCGGTGATGTTGAACCGAGCACCGACACTGCACCGCTTTAACGTTATCGCGTCCTACCCTCGACCCGTTCCCGGCAAGACAATCCGCATCAATCCCTTCATGGAGAAGGCGATGAACGCCGACTATGACGGGGACACCATGCAGGTCCACTCTCCGGTTAGCATGAAGGCTGTTGATGACGCCAAGTCCATGACGCTGTCGAACCTGCTCTTCCACGACAAGTCGAAGACCAACCTACTTGTGTTCCCGGAGATGGAAGCTATCATGGGTGTGGATCATGCGACTACCGTGGACGAGAAGAACACACCCATCAAGTTCAAGACCACGGGAGACGCGGTGAAGGCGTATCACGAGGGTAAGATCAAGCTGGGAACACGGGTGACGATTGGCAACTGAAGGGACAGCTAAGATCACGTCTGGACTCGAAC